TAGAGATATTTAGGTCTTCATTTTGAGCCATGTATTCTGTCCAGTAAGCAACTGCACCTGCAAGGGAGTCAACAAGGTCATCATGTACCAGAGAACCTCTATGACGAGATATTCGAGATAGTTGATAGACAAGTTGAAGTTTTAATCTACGTTCTGGTGTCTCTTGAGGGTTAGAACGAAAGTCTTTTTCTATCACTTTGCGGTCAATTATCAGGCGGTGAGAGTTCATTACAGGTTCTAAGGTGTCGATTATTCGTAGTTCTTTAGTCTTATTGTTTCTAACGTCTTCAACTTGGCATGGGTGGAACCTCATTAGGAATGGTTTTAGCAGTTCAGCAAACATACCACCACCAAAGTTTTGTTCTACGAGTATTTGATTTATGTTATTGTCTCTAGCAATCTTACTAATCTTCTCTAGAACGGCATCTGAGTAGCCCCCAGAGAGTCCTAAACACTCTGTGACGTATAAATTACCATTAAGCATCTTAACGCAGCTTATAGCGGTCTGATCTTTACCTTTACCAGAAGGGTCAACAAACATAACTGACCCTGTATATTCTATGAAGTCACCAAATTCTTGGGCTGGTCGGTAGAATCTATCGCCATTGAAGCCTACACATTGAAGATCGGTGATGACATATTCGGGATTATTAGACCAGATAATTTTTTCTGGTGCAAATTCTTTATTTACAGAAGCAATTACTAGGTCGTTTATCTTTAAAGGGTATCTATCTTGGTCAGATAGTGTTGTATCCAGTTGGAACTGTAGATTAAAGCCAGAACGCCCATAGGAAGCTTCACGTTCCATCAAATCCTGTGCAGAGAACCTTATAGGGTCTACAGGATCTTTTGGCTTTACAAGTCCTTCTAGGAGTTCTTTTTGAATTTTAGGAGCAAGTCTATCTCCATAGTTGTTTTTTAGTTCTGGATATCTAGCAGTCCATATTCTTGTTTCATATCCTCTTTCTTCTAGTGTTAGGTACACAGAGTTTTCTACTTGTGGTGTACCTAGAAAAGTAATTTTTCCATTTGGTTTTAGTATGGCTTCAAATTCTTTTACAGCTTCACTAAGTTTGTCTCTCATGGGCTGTGTGTAGGAGTTGTTAGGAACTTCTACGTCATCAGCGATTACTTCATCTGCTCTAGCTCCTGACATTTGCCCTAAGACACCCCTAGAAGAGCATGAGGGAGCATGATCGGCCTGTGCAGGTTTTACATCAAAACTTACCTTACTGTTTCTCTGGTCATCTCTGGGGATCAAATCAGCAAGTATTGGCATCTCATTGATAAGACGCATGGTAAATGTAGTAAAGTTGTC